ACTGAATTGGCTTATGGGTTGGTCAGTTACCTTTCTGATGTTCATGCCGTTAAGACTGTCCCATTTGCTTCTTGCATTATGGGACATCCGGTAAATTTTAGATGGTCCGATATCGTCAAATATAGAATCATTATTTTCCTTTCGTATTTTCGTGGGAATATTGGTGATTTCATACGCAATTGGGTTATAGGCAATAAAGTTACTCGTAGGTTGGTGCCTTGGATGTTTAATACCGTCCGAGTTGCATCTTATGAGGCTTACACGAATAGAATGGAGTCTAAGTTTGGAACGGGGTTGACGATGCGGTTTAATAGACAGCAGTTTCCGACTCCGGCCACGCCAGTTGTTCCCAGCGTTGCTGGATGTGGTCAACATGGTACCAGCGAAAACGCTAGACAATGTACTAACATCTATGGAAACACGCGTGTTGAACACAGTGCCCAAACCACTACCCCATCTAACTCATCAGTTTCTGGAGAATCAACCATATGTGACGATGCCGAAAGTTCGCGGAGTGTTACACCCGTTGAGCCAGACGTTGTTGCAGTGGAACCCACTGTTATTGAGGGAGGGACAGGAGAAGGTGCGCATGAGCTGCCAGTCGGTGCCGAAAGCCCTCAAGGGCCAACGGATGGTCAATTTGAGGGACGAGGTTGCCGACGCAGCCGTGTTGTTCGAGCCGACCTTAATTTGCCCTTACAACGAGATGAACGTGACACTGTCATTGAGCCCGTTCTCACACCCGGCACTATCTTGTCGTGTGAGATCATTGAAGGACTTATTGCTAGCTTCACTCTCACCACGAAGTTTGGACAGACTACTAACCACCGATTTGAGGAAAATGTTAATGTTGCGCTTAGAGACAATGAAGTCGAAGCCGAGCAGTTGTGCAAAAGCATTACTGAGTTGTTGCGACACCTTGAGGGGCGTGAAACTGGCCGAATTCACTACTGGGCGATACTCAACTGGGCGATTCGCTTCGTTGCTCATCCCCATGGAAGAGCCAGTGATAAGTCCGTTATCCCTAAAGGCTATGGCTTACTTCCACTTGCACCTCCTACCCCTCTTCCCAGAGGATTTAAAGCCTATGTCGTGGGAAACTTGGGTCTCGCGGTATCCGAAGGCGCGCCAAGAACAGTTAACGAAGGCGAAAGAACGCGTCGAACGCATCGGTCT